GCAGGGCGTACGAAATTAAAGGCACGTTGCTCGTATGTCTTGCATCGGTTTTCCATGTACTGAATATGTGTCGTGTAATAATTTTGTTTTAAATTGGTTGATGCAGGAAGCACACGTCGGCGTGCCTTTTTTTCCGGATTACAGCAAAACCCAGGTGATGTTGAAATCGGTTCCGGATTGTCTGTCAAATAGGGAATGTTCGGGTACAAGTTTGCCGATACACATATTCCTTGGCAATTGGACGGAAGATTTAATAAAGTGTTTTCCTTGACACTATAGCTACCTGGATTATCAATCATCTGTTTCACTAAAGTTCCCGGGGTGGAAGATTTAACTTCGCGATTAATATTTCTATCTATTTGAATATATTCTTGATAGTCAATCGTATCGTCAATAGAAACTCTAGGAATGGCACCCTTTCGCGCATGTTTTATCGGTCGCGCCTTGCCAAAAGCTGCAGGAAAGTTATTTCCGTAATCTTTGTTCGTCAATGGACGAATAGTACCTGCGGTTATACCTACAGGTGTTTGAGATAGGCCGGTTCCTTTCCAAGTAATATATTGTTGAGGAAATGAACTTTTATGATTATAACCAGATGCAGGGCTTGGTCTCATACCCAACGGATAAAATGCAGAAGACATTATGTATACTATTATTATAGAAAATAAAGTATTGGTATATTTTATATATGTTGATTAAGTCGCTTCTTTTATTTTTTATCATTTTATTTTTTATCATTCTAATTAGTTATCAAATATATTCATCACAGACTATTATTGAGGGATTATGTCCTGATCAATCGGTAAAAGATCATGATGAAATTATTAGAATACAGGCTGAATTAAACAATAAATATAAACCGCTAATTACAGATAGTGCAGGCCAGCCAGTAAATTTGTTGTCTAGAGTAGCCAAACTAGAATCAAACGTGCAAGTAATTACAGACCAAATGGTGCAGTCAAGTAAAGCACAAGTTGCTGCAGTTCCTGAACCCCCACCAGTTGAACCTCTTCCAGCGGGCAACTAAATACAAAAATGCCAAAATGCCAAAATATTATATATAGATTAAGTATATAATGTCTTTTTATTCCAATGCCAATTCAAATCCTCAAGGAGTCCAAGCGAGTTTACTTGGACCCTCTTATAGTTATAAAGATCAAATTAAAACGCCTGCCGAATTAGGTATGAGTGATAAAGGTACTATGACAGCATTAGGTAATGACATTACCGGGTTGATTGGATACGTTTCCGTATTGGTTGATGGCGGTGGAAAGGCATCCAAGCCTGGAGGACCTTTAGGCAATAAATTTTTTATGAAAACGGGGGCAATGTGCAATGATATCAAAACAAAAAAGGACGTTGACCGATATATTTATGTTAACAACGTGCCAAATGCGCCGTTGCCTGGATTAATCAAGGGAGTTACAACGGGATTGGGTACGCTGAACCCGTTTCGGATTATGGGAGCCTTTGCAGAAGGTTCAAAGCCTGAATGCAGGGAAGTTACGTTGCAAGTCATTGATAACAATAACCGAAAATCACAAGAAACCCACTTTGTAACTCTCTCTGATATTAAAAGTCTAGAAGGGTTTCAAAACAAAAATTTGCAAAATGATGCAGCAATTGAGATGCCACATGATCTCGGTATTCAAATGTATTTTATTACCTTGTCCGGATTGGGGTTGTATTTAGTATATAGACTTATGAATAAGGAACGTTGAATAAGGCGCAAAATAAATCAATATATAATATTAGCTAATATTATATATACATATATGGCTCAACAGCAATCAGTATTAGTAGTAGATGCGGATGCTACTAATATAACGATTAATGATGGAGTTCGCACTCCTACCACAATAACTATAGATACGTTGCTGACTCCATTCAAGACGTTGTGTGGCGCAGCCGCAGCTGGGTATACCCCTACTAATAATTTACTTATACCAGAACTTAACAATATGATTCAACTCCTATCATTTGACATATTAAACGCAAATATAAACAGGGCGGATAGTATAAAAGATGGCACACCTGCAGGTAATGGTTTACTATATGAATTATTTCCACAAGATCCTAATTGGTCCTTAGACAATCTAAAAAATATTATTCATGGTGTTAAAAAATATTGTATTAATACCAACATGATAGAACGTATTACATTTACACGAACAAAGGCAAGTGGTAATGATACGACACGAAACTGGGGCTTAGGGCCCGAATTTCTTATAGGATATGATGCAGGATTAGGACTTGACACCCTGTTTCCTTCACCGACGTATGATTATACAAAAATACTTATAGAAACATTCGGAAAATATATTGACCCGTCAACCGGAGGCCGAGATGCAAACGTGTCATTTCCTACTAAAGGAACTCAACTTCGTTTGAATGAAGGGCTATTCAATGCATTTGGGTATTCTGTAGCGAGCGCAAATTGTTTCTTGGGGGCAACAAATATAGGACAAGACCGATATGATTACGATATTGCATTGATTAATCCCCCGTCTATAGTAAATAATGGAAAAATAGGTCGTGTCAACGACGGAAACATAACAAAATTTTTTGGTGGAAATGCCTCTAAAAAGGTACTTCTCGCTCAAGGAAATGCTGCTACACTACTAAAAAAACAAGTTATTATTGGCAAAGGCCTAGGAGATAAGCTACAAGTAATCATATTATGGATAAGAAGTCAATTGTACAAAAATACCGGAATCGCTACATGCGATGAGGTAGTAGCTCTATTATGCATTATTTTACAGCTTCCATTTTTTCTTACGTCAACATCAAGAGATGGAGATAATGTAAAAATAGATGAAGTTTTGTTTTATAATCCAGGAGGTCAAGATGTAGTAGCTACTCGGGCTAACGCTTTAAAAAGATATGAAATAGAATACAAGATAGTATTAAAATCGTATGCTGACATGATAAAGCTAATACGACTATTACTTTCTACTAACCCAAAGGGAGCAGCAATACCTGTAATTGCATCTGGAGGAGGAATGGATGTACTACAAATTCCTGATCCATTTTATACTGCAATAATTACTGATTTGAATAGAATTAGTGCTTGGATTACAGGGAACTACGCTTCTACTACATTAGATCCAGCTCTTAATGCAGCTGGTATATATGGTAAGATGTCTGAACTTAAAAAGCTAACAGCGCGTCAAATATTAAAATTAAATAAAACTAGAGATATATGTCAATTTGTGCGTACCGCAAAAGGATATACTTGTGGCGAACCTACAGGATTACCTGCTGAAATATCTAATAAGCCTAACTTGAAAAAATTCTTGAATATTGATAGTGATACAAGTAAGCGCACATTCTATGATTTGTTTATAGAATTTCAAGATGCCGCAAGACGGGAAGCGATGGCATTACAAGATATTGATGGTGGTGCTAAATTTCGAGGCGGGATGATAGCTGAAGATGAGAGCAATCAACAAACCGACGATCGCAAACCTGGTGGTGGTAGTGGTCCTAATATTCCTCCGTTTTTTCCATGTGAAGAAGTGCCACAGCTTAAAGACCCGCTTTACAATTTTATCGTAGATATGAAGGTAATAGTTAATCAACCACCTAGTAATCCACCTATAATATATAAGGAGTCACAATTTGTCTATGTAGACCCAATATTAGCCGACATAAAACCAGGAGATCCAATTGAAAATGACATGATACCGGTTGATGTTAAGGTGGAAGATGATGAGCTGGAAGAGTATAGGCAAAAAATACATGAATGGTATAGTATTACACATCCACCCCGTAATTGTAGATGGAGTGGAGTATTTGATGCTAATGCGGCTTTACGTATAGAATTACATAATTTGTATATTTGGTACTGGAATAAGCAGAATGGTATAACTTTTTGGGAAGTATTGAATGAATATATGGAGGTATTTGTATACGACCCTAGATATGATTCTGGTAATCTACAACAATTAATTAGTATTTTTGATGGAAATTTATATATATATGGATCAGGACGGCGACCAGGGTCTGGATCGGGATCGGGATCGGGATCGGGATCGGGATCGGGATCGGAATCTGGGTCTGATGATGATGATGATGACCCTTCGAAAAAAAATCAGAAAAAGAGGGGATCGACGGATAGTTTGAGTAATATATCAAAATTCAAGAGAGAAGGAGATATAAAAGAAGAACCACCATCTCCTGCTGCTGAAAAAAGGATGGCGTGGTATAAGCACACAAAAATAAAGATGGAGTCGCCTGAGTCGGCTAGGAAGCAACAAAGCAATATGTTGATGGGGGCACCTGAGTCGGCTAGGAAGGTGGGGGATGATGCGGCTGGGTCAGGAAACGCGTTGGGTGTGGTTCCAATGAATCTATGGCCGGAGGACTCGTTGTTAACGACGCCTGAATTACCGGTAGAGAGCAGGTTAAGGACACCTGATTCGGTGAGGGAGGTGATGGATGCTAATGCAGCACAAATGTTGGTAGAGTTGAAGGAGGGTAACAATGCACCATGGTCGGCAAACGGGAGTGTGATGAGTAGGGAAGACTCAGATTCGGAGTCGCAGGCGGCTAATGCAGCACAAACGTTGGTGGGGTTGATGGAGGATAACTCTGCACAATCGACCCCTCCGGCATCATCGACCCCTCCGGCATCATTGACCTCTCTGGCGCCGATGGATTTAACAAATGAGGTGGATAGTCCGCCCAGGTCACCCGGCGGCGGTTCAAGGCGTTCAACACGACGCCGTAAATATCGGAAAACATTAAAGACCACAAGACGCAAAAAAACAGGAAAACAATCTTCAAGAACAACACGTTCAAGGCAAAGAAGAAATCTAAACAAAAAAAGATATACAGCTCGCAAAAACTAAAATATAAATATTTATGGGTCCCACAACCCACATTGCAAAAATACGATATTTTACTCCAAATCCTTTTTCAGAAAATGAAAATTGGACATTTATAAATGTCCAATTTTGAAAATCCCAAAATACTTTTGGAAAATCGAATATTTAAGACCATAATGAAAAATTAGCGTCTCACGACCAAAAAAATATTTTCAAATTTGTGATGCTAATTTTTTTGTTTTTTGGGCGCGGATTCTTTAGGCGATTTTTTTTGTTTCCATATTATAAGAGAAAATGGAATTTTTGGAAATACAAAAAGTCGCCGACAAATATATATGTACTACATGTGATTATAAATGCAGTAAATATAGTGATTATGCCAAACATAATGGCACACGTAAACATAAATTGGCGACAATGGAAATATTGGAAACACCAATTGTCGCTCACCACATATGCTCTACATGTGATAAAAAGTTCAAGACTTATTCAGGATTATGGAAACACTCTCATAAATGCGTGCAACCACAAATACAACCCACACCATCAACGCATACATCATCAGATGATATGCAAACAAGTCTCATCCTAGAACTGGTCAAACAAAACCAAGAATTCAAACAACTACTAATAGAACAAAATAAGACCATAATAGAGGTCGCAAAAAACAGCCAAATCAATAATAATACCATCAATAACACAAACACAAATAGCCATAACAAGACATTCAATCTCCAATTCTTCTTGAACGAGACCTGCAAAGATGCGATGAATATGAAGGACTTCATTAAATCCCTTGAATTGAGTCTGCCCGAGCTAGAAAAAATGGGTGAAATCGGATTTGCCGAAGGCATGTCTCGTGTCTTTGTGAACCGCCTGAATAGCTTGGATATAACCAAGAGACCCATTCATTGCAGTGATGTGAAGAGAGAAATAATTCATATAAAAGACGATAACAAGTGGGAACGCGACAATGCAAACTTGGATAGGTTGAGAAAAATTATTAAACAACTTACTCATAAGAACATTCTGAAGGTGGATGATTGGAAAAAGGCGAATCCAGGTTGCACGGAATACAACAGCAGAAAAAACGATCAATACTTGAGAATTAATATGGAAGCCATTGGACCGGTTGATGATGAGGAGGTGAAGAGAGACTTTGGCAAGATAATCCGTCGCGTAGCGGAGAACACGGCCATTGATAAGAAGTATTTGTGTGTGTAAAGCATGATAACATCATATTATTATTGTGTAAATATGATGCTATTAACGACGTCTCTTGTTTGAGCGTCTGCGTTTATTTGTGCGTCGTCGCATGTTGGAGCGCTTACGTTTCTTGGTTGTCCGACTTCGTCTACGCCGACGTCCACCTGTAATAGGTTGCTGAGGTTCAGGACTTTCTGGGTTGGGTTCAACCGGCGCTTGTTCTTGATCCATTGGTGGACTGGGTTCCATCGGTGCTGGTTCTTGCGGTGCGGGCTCAGGGGATGGATACTCTAAACTGCCTTGTGCTTGTTCGGGCATTGGTGCCTCTTCTGCAGGAGCAGGTGGCTCTTCTGATGAGGGCATATAATTTGATAATACTGGCGGTACAAGAGAAGCTTCTTCAGGTTTTTTCTGCCAAAACTTCCAATTTCCAGAGGAAAAATTATTTCTTAATTTTGTGAAAGCATGCTCGTCATCACCCGGACCAGGATAAAACCAATAACCACCTCGTCTTGAACGCCCCCGTTTATTTTTTCTCATATTACTTTTTCTTACTGATTTTGTATATTTTGGCATATATAATAACGCAAGAAAATTGTTATAATATATTTGTCTTGTAAAAATGCTAAATAATAAAGCGATTAATTACAAGAAATTAGTAATTCTGTCTAACGAGGGAGCCAATCGCGCAAGTTCTTCCATTGCGTAAGCTGTCGTTGTAAATAGACCCCTTTTTGGCTGGCGCAGTACACCCACCCGATCTTGCACGTTTAATGCTAGACCTAACTCCACTCGGATAATAGTTTTTGGTAGAACAAGGAGCATCTAAAGGAAGGCCGACTTTATAGCTACTTTT